ATGACCTTAAGTGTCCTTATTGTCAACAAATGGTGTATGACAATCGTAACAGTAAAAGGTCAGATAAAAGCCCAGACTTTACATGCAGCACTAATAACCCTGCAGAATGCGGTGGTCATACAGGCAAGTGGCGTAAGTCTTGGTGGATAGACAACAGTGATATACCAGAGGAGTGGGGAATATGATACCTGAATACTTCAGAGATGAAGCAATACCTGCGTATATCAAAAGCAAAACACAATTGGTTGCTTATGTATTAACAAGATACATGAATGAAGAACCAATATCTAACTGGGAATTTGTAGCAGAGTTATACTGCCACAGATTCGGTGGTATTATCCATAATCTTAGGCAGGAAGGTTATAAGATAACCACTTTACCTAGTAAGAAACGTGGGTTAGTACATTACTTTTGTACTGAATTACCTACAAAGAAAGCTGCTACCATTAGCTAATGATAGAAGTATTGGTCGGTTGTATGATACCCCTGTTGATTACAACCGATACATTACCAGAGTACAGGGAATGTATGGAAGTGGCTTCTAAAGTGGAGTATGTGTTAGAACATACAGACCTTGTACAAAGGTATTTTGCCAAAGCCGATACCTTACAGGCATTAAATGTAATCTCCTGTGAGAGTAGTGGAAAGCCTACTGCGATAGGCATTAATACAGATAAGACCAAAGATGTCGGCTTATGGCAATTCAATGATAATACCTGGGCTTGGTTAACTCCTAAGCTTGGTATAATAAGTGATAGAACTGACCCTGAAGTATCTACAGCAGTAGCTGCTTGGTTAGTTTACAATGATGGATGGCACCATTGGAATGCTAGTAAACATTGTTGGAAAGATTACAAAAACAAACTGTTATATATGGAGGAAACTAATGAATGATTACTTTAAATCGTATACATCTGGCGATTGGAATATATGGCGAAGTCAAATAACTGTAGATAATTATGATATAAGATGTAAAAATTGTAGGACACAATTTAAATCTGATTATGAATTTACAGAACGTTGTACAAAATGTGAACAAGATATGTTTGACGATTACTTTAAGGAGGAATAAATGGCGAAAATAGACATAGATAAGATTAATATATTTACTAACCCTAAGTTTATGAAAGTATGGGCAAAACAATTTGACCACGCATGTGGTAGCGACACGTTTAATGTAGCACCTAACATGGTAAAATTAAGATTTTTAATGGATAAGTTTGTAAATGATTACAATTTTCATTTAGAACAGTTGTCTGAAGAATATCAACAAGATGCACATGTTAAAGATTACAAGCGTATGGAAGAAGAATAGTGGATAGTTTGTCACCTTTAAGAGAAGAAGCTCTTAAAAGGGCAGGAGGACGCTGTGAGTGGGCATATTGTACAGACAACAAATGGTTAGAGCTTGCACATATACAAGGAATAGGTATGGGTGGCAATAAAAAACGTAAGTTTGATATAGATAACGTAGCTATATTATGTAAACATCACCATGATATTTATGATGGAAGACAAAGAGTAGGTACATCAGTAGCGTATAGGGATTTATTAAAAGGATATCTTAAAAGAGAGAGTACTATAATTTAGTATTCTTATTTTTTTTATTTCTATCTTCCCATACTGGAAGGGTTGGCGAACTATTTAAACGTGTGAGAGTATTACCTGTTTTACTACCAAAAGGATTTACTGGTTTAACACCACCAGGAAGTAATCCATAGTTTATAGCGTCTAATACTTTATAACCTTTAGCAATATTTTTAGCCCATTTTTTTCCAGTATCTTGGTAATCTTTTATTGTATCAGCCATTGCTTTTTTAACATTATCCCTAGTAAAATATTCTGGTAAACCAGGAATTATAGGTTTATTATCTTTTTGTTTAGGAAAAGAATATGTTTTATCACCTATAGATTGCATTAATTTAGCATCATTTTTTAATCCAATACCACGATAAATGTTAGCTACGTCAGCAGCAGTAAGTTGTTCTTTGCCTTTAACACTAGCAAATGCTTTTTCAGCTAATGCATTGTGTTGTTTGACACGTTTTTTAAGTTCATTTGTACCTAAACCGGCAGAACCTTTACCTACTAATTTATTGTAGTTATCACTTGCCATTATAGATTTTCTAATGTATATACGTTACGTTCGTCTATTTTTGGAGCTGCAACTGCAGCAGCGACTGAGTTAACAGATACTTGACCATCACTTTTACCATGTGATACAGGTTGTTGTGCTAATCCCATGTCAGTAAGCACAGTATGACTAGCAATCTTTTCAAAATTAACACCTGCTTCTACAATAGATTCTTCATCTTTATTTTCTAAAGCTACTTCGTGTTTATTGTGATAATGTCCAGGCATTATTTACTTACTTTAGCTGGTGATGATACTTGTTTTTTAGCAAACTCTTTAACAACAACTAATGCTGCACCTGCACCAGACATAGCTGCTAATTGAATTGCACTAGCGTCTACACCCACAAGTGGTGCAACTGTTAATGCACCAATAAATGCTTCAACAAATGTCCAAAGAGTTTTGGTTAGCATATCTTTTAATTCATTACTCATATTATCTCCTATGGTAGTTTATTTATTAATCTTACTATTTTTGGAATACCTTTTTTAGATTTCCATTGAGAGTAAGCATCTAAACTTTTTTTATAATTTTCAGCAGTAATTGCTTCATTAATTAATTTTGGTTCACCAACCATTCCACGTATACCATGGTCCATTAAACCCATAGGGGTTTCAGGAGTATCACCAACAATAGTTTCTGCAAGTTGACCTAAAGTACTATATTCTCTAGTTATATCACTTGCGGCATCAGTAAAACTAACCATTTTTTGAAGTTCTTTTTTAGCTGCTTTTTTACTTGCATCATCAGGAAAATATTTATCTTCTATATCTTTTTCATTAAACATCATTGTTGTACCTGAATCTTCTCTACGTAAGTGTTCATTAACTATATCATTTTTATGTTGAATTAAATTACTTCTATGTGCATCAATAAAATCAAATACCATGCCTCTAAATTCCATAGCAGCATCTCTTGTTCTAGCTTTAACTGCTTGTAGTTCTTGATTAACACCAGCTACTGTTTTAGGCATTGGACTATCTTTTTTGTATTCCATCGTTTCTTGATTCCAACCACTATGAGGACTCATATTACTTGTATCAAATCTTCTAACATTATATTGGTCTACTGCTTGTTCTGGTGTTCTAAAAACTTGGTCAAAAAATGTATCTGGGTCAGTTGGGTCATAAGAAAAACCAAATTTGTTTAGTTTATCTTGCAATGATGCAGGTTGACTAAACTTAGGATTAATTTGTGGACCACCAACACCACCTGGGTTCATTCTTTCTCTATCTTTACCTCTGAAATAAGATACTGTTTTTTTTACCTGTGTATCCAATGCTTCAGATTGTGCATCTATTCTATCTTCATAAGATTTTAAAGTTCCACCACGCCCTAAATTAGTATCGGCTTCTACATTTTCTGTATGATAACCGTACGCATTTTTATAATCACTAATAGCATCACCTAAATCACTAGCTTTTTTGCTGCTTTTAGATTTGCCTTCATCTGTTGGGTCATAGTTAGGATTATCATAGTAATCTACATTCTGACCACCTGTATTATTTCCGCCTTTAAATGCGACCATTTATACTCCTAAAAAAACTTGCTAAGATTTAACAGTAATTTTTTATTAACTGGTAAACCATACTCTTTTTCCATATTTCTTACAGCTAGTCTAACAAGATTATTCTTATTTGCAACGTTAGGGTACATTGCTTTTAATTGATTCATTTGACCAACTAATGATTGTTGTGTTTTATATTCTGCTTTAGATATTGTAGGTGTATCTGCATCAACAGCACTAGGAACATATGTTTGTTTAGGTTTATATTCTCTTTTTGTTTTGTCATAAATTTCTATTCTACCTGGGTTTTGTTTACTAGCTCTTTCAGCTTGTTTATCTGAGTCATATCTTACACCTGATAATCTATCAGTACCAAAAGAAGTAATACCAGTACCTATTGGTTTTGCTTCATCAACTTCAGGACCTACTTTTAAAAATATTGAGTTACCTTTTTTATCAATACCTACAGGTAATTTATCTCCAACATTAAAACCCATTTCTTTTATAGTTTTATTTCCTACAGCAGTTGGATGTTTAAAATTAATAGGTATTGTATTATCACCATAAGCTTTTTCATAATTTATTTTTGCTGCAGCTTCTATATCTTCTTCAGTTTTAGTTTTAAATCCACCACCTATTTTCATATCACCAAAGTTTTCTGTAAGCATAGGTTTAGTTTGTGCACCTATAGCTTGTCCTTCTAACAAACCACCCTTACCTTGTTCTATAATGTTTGTTTGTGATTCGTCTAATGATTTACTTAATTTTTGTGCACGTTTAGTTTCAGTAGATAAATCTACTTTGTCAAAATCTTGTACCATTTTATTGTATTCTTTAATTTCAGCACTACTTTCAAATGGCATTTGTTTACCAATGCTGCTGTCATTTGCAGTTTTAATTAAATTATATTCTTTTACATGACTATCTACAGGTCCGTAATATTTATCATCATATAAACCTGATTCTTTTTGTAAATATTCTAAGTCTTCAGTTGCTTGATTAGCAGCTTCTACTGCTTTTGTTGTAGCACTATCACCAGCTGAAGGTAATGTTTTAGATATATCAGTTCCAGATGTACGTAACATACGACTAATACCTGACTTAGTTACTTTTAATGCAAGTTTATCTGATAGTCCTTTGTTTTTAGCAGTAACATATTGTTTAGTTAAACGCAATTCATTGTCACTAAAATCATCTAATGATTTATAAACAGGTACATATTTTTCTACAAAACTAGGTCTAGGACCAGCTGTACTTATATCTTTTAACATAGGTGTATAACCTCTACGAAGTTGTTTACCTATATCAATGTCAGCTTGTATGTCTGATAAAGCTCTAGATACAGTAGTTTCTACATCACCTACTTTTCTAGGTACATTTCCTCTACTTTGTTTAAATATTTGTTTACTTTTTACACCACCTATATTTTCTATATTACCTACATTTGCTAAGTTACTGTCTTTATATTCACCTAAACCAGTACTACCTGACGACTGTAAAATTTTATTTATAATTGCTGTATCAAATGCATCATCAGCACCATCAGATTTTAATTTATTTGCATCTATTGTACCTGGTGTAAGTTCACCACCTAACTTTAATTCAGCATGTATACTTTTTAATGTAGGTAAATCTTTTTTACTAATATTAAATTTGTTAGATAAACGAACAGAACGACTACCACCTTTAGTTAATTGTTCTATTATATATTCTATTCTGTCTATGTCACTCATATTATTCTTTTTCCATCAAGCTTAGCAGATAAGATTTTGACTTCACCATTTATCTCTTGCAATTTTTCCATAACTGTACTTGTAAGTATTACATCATCAGTTGATTTATTAGATGTTTCTTTTATATTTCCATCATAATCTATGTACTCTACTTCTACGTCTAACCCTGCTTCTATTGCAGCTGCAACACGAGGATAAACAAACTTATATGCATCAACACTATTACCAACAAAACCATCTTTAGCTATACGATTGTTTGTTTGTGTGTTACCAAGTAGCAAACAACCAGCAGTATTTTCATCAGTATTTCCTGTATGCCATAATATATATTCAAATCCTGGCACATCTAGTACATGTATCATACCTTTGTGAAAAGTATATTTTGTTTTATATCTGTTATGAAAACCACCTTCTGTACGTAAACCTAACTTATAAGTACCTGCAGGTATTCTAGTTTCACCCCAGACTTTAACGTCACGTTGTTCATCTTCTAATGTATACGCTAAAAAAGTACGTTTATTACCTTCAATTTCAAATAACAAACCAGATGTAGAATCTTTATCGCTGCTTATTCTAAGTACTTCGTATTTCAATACCACTCCATATCTTGCACCAACCTCCAGGTGCTACTTGTTCTTTGAATGCAATGCAATAGTTATTAATATAATGTTTGCAATTACCACAATACTGACCAAGTGTATGACTTCTGTTAACATATGCTCCAGGTAACGGCATTATTTCTTCTTTGGGATTTTTTTAATTTTACCATTGTGTGTACGTGCATATATATGCGTTTTAGTTGTGCGAGTAACTGTACCTTTATAGGTTTTGCCACCCCATTTCCAAGTTACTGTTCTTGCCATACTACCACTTTACCTTATGTGACCAATATTTTGCAGACAATTTAGATTTAGGTTTACCTTGTGCATTATGTCTTGCGTAATAAGACCTTTTACGTGCTTTATCTTTTTTAGATTTAGGATTTTTACCAGCACCTTTAACACCTTGTTGTCCAAATCTAATTAATTTATATGTATTACCTTCTTTTGCCATAACAACATGTGATTTTGTTTTATGTTTAGGTGTACGTTTAGGTTTATTTACACCTTTTAGACCGTGTTTTTTCATTGTTTTTTTTACACGTTCAGGTACTGCCATTATATCTCCTGGTTTCTTTTCGTACTAAGTATAATGATAATTGATTTGTAAAGCTAGTTATTACGGCAGCTATTACTACCATGCTTGCAATTACAAATCTGTACAAACGAACCATCATTTTTTTGTTTTACCATACACATATTATCCACCTACTTTAAAAAGAATTTCTCTAATAACTTCTTCAATAACCATAAGGTTTGCATTAAAACCAGCTATTGAGTCTTGATACGCCAACACTTGTGCATTTAATGTAGCAACTGATTGTTGTAAATCATTAACTGTTTTAAACAACCAAGCAACTAATGCAGCTAATCCACCTTGCAGTATTTGACTTAGATTAACTTGTGCCTTCATATTTCTCCTATGTAAACGCTGCAACTATTAATACTACTGTTGCAACTAACCCTAATACTTTATAAAATTCTGATTTATCTAGTTTATTATCTAGTTTTTCTTCTAGTTTGTCTAACCTATCAATGACCATATTAAGAAGTTCCTTTTGGGTATAGCCATTGTTTGTCATTTATGGTAAGTCCTCGTGTGATAACCAATCCCATTCTTTTTCCCAGTCTTTTTGAATAGGTGTAGATAATTTTTTAAGATATGCTGCTATTTCTTTGCATAAATATCCAAGAACAAAACCAATTAAAAAATCCATAAATCGGATTATAACACATTATTCTTCTTCATCTAATGATTTATGTAATCTATATTTTTTAAAATCAAAAGTCATTGAAGCTAATTTATAACCATTGTGGTCTTGCTCATAAATAAAATCTTTTGAATACGCATTATTAGTTATTGTTGCTTTGTTATCTTTTGGATATGGAGTAATCATTACTAAAGGTTCTCCTGCTTTTATTACAAATTTAGTATCATTTTCTGTTGGTAAAGCAAACTCAAATGGAAAATTAACTTCATGCCATATATCTGTTTCTACTTGTCCGGGCATTATACGTATATTTTTTTGGTCGTGGTAAAACATATCACTAAACCTTAAACCATATCCAGGTGGCGTTTTAAAATAATATGGCGTAAATAATTTAAAAACACCATAATTATGCAATTTATTAACATTCATTAAAGTTATTTGTTGTTCATTTTGCATACCTATCCATTGCCATTCTTTGTCTGCAAGTGGTTGTGGTTTCATACCTACTGGCATTTCCCATTTTAAGTTACCTTCTTTTATCTCAAAATACATATCTGACCAAGCTGGTAAAATAAATCCATTAGTTAATTCATCTTGTATCGCTGGACATTCTTTTGCATGTGGTTGTAGAGGTTCATAACCTTTTTGGTCCAAGCGAGGTACTAATTTACTTTTTTTGTACCACTCAGGTAAAAACTTATTTGCTGGTTGTAAAGGATATAATTCGAGTATGTGTTGAAACTCTACAAATCTAGGGTATATATCTATGTTAATCATTATCTTTTATGTTCCTTAAATAAGAAGAATGAAATCTACCATTAATAAGTAATACATTTTTATATTTTAATTTATTATGTTTTTTTGGGTTATATAGTTCTGTGCTTATTGAATGTTTTTCTTTTTTATATGGTAAATGTACTGCTAATGGAGTGCCTTGTTTAATTAATATTTCATCTTTATCACTTATAAATTCAAATAATAAATTAGCTTGTGAAACATTACTTGGAGTAAATACTCCTGTTGTAACTCTCCAATCATTTTGATAATGATAAGGAACTGGTAAAACTCTTATTCCATAACCTCTTGGTACATCCATAAACATTGGATAATTAACTTTAAATATAAGTTTTGTTTTAGCTGCAGAAGGCAAATGATTTTTCATTTGTTCATCTTCATGTATTGTAATATTAGTTGCTTCAGGTTCATCAGGAAATAAATCAAAAGGAGTACGCCAATACCAAATATCGTTTTCTTTTTCGTACCATATTTTTATATCAGTAGGTGCAAGCAAAACATGACCTTCTTTATAAATATCTACAAAACTTGGACATGCTCTAACGTTTCTCATTTTTCTTGACCAAGATGGCACAACGCTATCTGGAGTAAATGTATTTGGAACTTTTTTAAGCCAATTAGGTATAAAGTCTTTTAATGGTTGTGGATGTAATTCTTTTGCTTCAAAATATATTTCATTTGTAATTATGTACTTAATTTTTGCCATGTTCCACCTTTTTTTAAATTTACCTGTTTTCAGGTGTTAATACCCAACCCTGTGTATTATCTGCTTGATATGCTTCTTCATTCCATTCGTATTTATCTGGGTCAGTTTCTGGTCTAGCAACAGGTGGTTGCCATTCATATTCTGACTCATTCCATACAAAACTAGGATATTCTTGTTCTCCAATAAATCGGTCGTTTTCAACATCATAAGTATCTCCAATACCAGCATAATTACCACGAAATGGAGTACCACCTTTTACATGTTCATTTTTGATTGTGTTATAAGATGTTCTTTTACAAGTATAACCTTTTAATTCTCCATAGAATTGTTCCCATGAAGTATAACCATCTGGAAGTGGACTATCTTCATCAACTCCTGTTATAACTGATATTACGACATTGTTGTCATCAATTAAAGCATAGTGTGCCATTACGCATCACTCCAAGTTAATGTTCCAGAACCTGCGGTTACAATAAAAGTTTTTTTGTTATTAGCTTCAGTTTTTTCTACACCAGTTACACCTGCACTAGCAGTACAAGTTAAAGTATCTGGGTATCTAATTATAACTACTCCAGAACCGCCTGCTGAACCTGTACCAAGATTGCCTCCACCGCCACCGCCTGTGTTAGCATCTCCACTATTTGAATAGTAATCGTGTCCATTACCGCCCCCACCAAGTCCACCACCCGTGTGCGAATAATGCCCGCCTGCACCACCACCACCATAATAAACGTTAGAACCAGAAGTTTCTCCGACATTAGCCGAACCAGCGTTAGTAGTAGATGCAATATTTACGATAATACCATTTGAACCTTCAACTCGTGTTCCCCTGTTACCAGATGCACCACCACCGCCACCTGCAGAGTTATAACTTTCATAACCTGTGTTATTACCATCACTACCTTGATTAGATACTGAACCGAATGCTAATGTTGCAGCACTATCACTCATAGCTCTTGGTACACTTCTTGCGTATGCTAACCAGTTAAAAGCACGTCCACCACCGCCAGCTGAACCACCACCGATAGCTCTGTTACTTCGCCATCCTCTACCTCCACCGACTGCAGTTAATGTATCAAAATTTGAATGTCCACCAAGATAACCATTAGCATTACTACCTGCACCAACTTCTACAGAATAAGCAACACCTTTTGCTAAAGTTTTAGCACTATCAAGAGTATTACCACCACCTTGATTATCAACTGATGATATAATTCCACCTGCACCGCCTCCACCGCCAAAGTTTCCTGATGCACCAACTCCTCCACCGCCTCCACCAGCGACTACTAAGAAGTCAGCTTCAAAAGATTTACTATTTAATTTAGCGTCTTCTTCAAGCTCGTTTAAATCCTCAAGTGAAAACACTCCATTATTTTCTGTAATGTCGTTAGTAGGTTCTTTACCTATATAACCAAATGCCATTTATTCTCCTAAGATGTTATTTCTAAAATGCCGAGTGTTAACTCTAAATCACCAGTAGCTGAAGCCCATGCTCTAATTTCATCATCAGCTTCTAGTACAACTTTTCCTCCAAAAGGATTTACTGCACTATCAACAGGTACTTCTAATCCACTTACTAATGCTCCTGCAGTTGTGCCTGAATTATCGTATAAATCGATACTTAAATCAGCTGCTGCTGAACCATCAACATTTGCTACTTGTGCATGAATAACAATAGCTGCTGTTAGGTCAGTTGTATCTGCTGTATAGACAGCGGTGTCAGCTGTATCTCCTAAAGCTACTACTACATTCTTAAATGTTTCTGCCATTATTTTATCTCCATATAATTAATTAATTAACTATCTCCCAACACTATAGCACGGACTTGTGTTTGTGTCACGCTTGTTACTGAAAGACTTTCATAACTTGTTCTTAGTGCATAACTAAGAGTTCCACTTCCACCTGCATCAGGTAATAAATCTATATCTTCATCAATAGGTAAATTACCAATAGTGTCTATGCCTAGACTTCCACCTTCTTTAAGCATTAATAACATTGACATTATGTTAACGCTATTACTAACCCAAGACTTGGTTTAGCTGCTAATGCTGTATTAACAGTATTAGTTAAGCTAGTTTCTAAATTATCAAAATCTGTTTCTAAATCTGCTATAGCTGCAGCACCGTCTGTTTCAAAATCTGTTATAGCTGTAGACAATGATTCAATATTTGCAGCAACTCTTTCGTTTTGGTCAAGTATATGTTCTGCTAATACAGCCATTCTAACTGTAGTACCAATACCATGTGATACACCTGTATCAGCTGCAGCACCTGCTGCTTCTTGTCTACCATCATAATCTCTTTCTACATCACTAAAAGCTGTAGAACCAGAAGTATGTGTTTTGACTACTACAATTTCTCTGTTTGATGTACTGTCTGGGTCTATAACAAGATATATCCAAGTATCTGCATTTCCTGTAGTAGCAGATGTAATACCATTAGTACCATCAACTGTAGGTGTAGATGCTACTGAAAATGATGTTGCACCTGCACTAAAATCTGCAGAAGCTATTGTACTTTCGTAAAAGTTAAAAACTTGTGTTGCTCTATTTGCTCCTGGCATTTATGCTCCGTATCTCATTATACCCCAAGATGCAATACCTGGTGTATGTATTGATGTTACTTCTTCAATAGTACCTTGTCTAGTACCACGTACTGTAATAATAGCATAATGTGTATCACTTCCAACTACATCATTAGATTGTATAGGATAACTTATTTGCTCAACAACACCTTTTATAATTTCTGCTGGTTCAAATATTTCTAATGTTACTGAATCACCTTCTTTTGAACGTAAAGAATTGTATAAAGTATCTCCTAACCCTTTAACACGTAAAGGTTTTCTACCTGGTCTTTCTACTCTATCACTAATGTTTATAGGTATTTGTGCAACTACAAGTTCTGGTCTAGCTAATGCACGAAACTGTACCGATTTAACTTTAGGAGTTGCCACATTATCTGTACTTCTTAATATGACTTTACCTATAATATATCTTGACACTTCTGCTATTTGTTTTTCTTCATCACCTGTACCACCAAGTTGTGTTAAAGCATTTGTAAACGTAGCAGATTCAGGTGCATCTAAATCTTCAAATCTAGTTGAATATTGTAAACTTACTTGTGTATTTTCAGGCATAGTAACTGTAGATACTTCAGCACCAACAAATTGTTTAGATTCTGCTGTAAAAAAATCTGCAGCAGATAATACTAAATAACCTTCAGATTCATATGTAGATTGTTCTTTATATACATCATCGCCTGATACAACTATTATAAAATTACCATCATCTTGTGTTATGCCAGTTATATATCCAGTACCAGATGTCTGTAAATCTCTAGCCAAACCACCTGTTGGTAAGTAATATCGCCACAAATTTACTTCACTACTATCTTCTTTTATGCCCATATAAACACTATCTCTTGACACAAACATTGTTTTAGGTGTTGTATCTTCAGCTAATACCCATTCTTTAATTAATTGTCTGTTAGCTAATACATACAAATCATCTGCATTTACAAGTTCTAATCTATATAAACGTCCTACATCTCTAGCAACTTCTTTAGTTCCAATAAATACAATTCCTTCTGTAGATGCAATACTATGTACTTCTTCAAAAGGTATTTTTGTTTGTCCTTGATTTACGTATACAGAATTAGCAACATCTAATTTAAAAGAATAAACAGTACCATCAGTACTAGATGCTAGTGCAACAGCACCTCCATCAATAATATTTGTTATTTCATGCGTAGGTTCTACTTCTATAACTGCATCAGCATTAGCAAAGTTAGATGCACTCCAAGAATCAAATGGGTTTACTTCCCATACATGTTCAGCTGTACCATCATTTCCTGATACCCACAATCTATTTTTTACATACCACACACCAGTTAATCCACCACTACTACTTTGTGCTGTAGTTAAAACACTCCAACTACTTCCATCATAATTTATTAACTGTGAACCTGATGTACTATCTTTAGTTGTTAAATATAATTCATTACCAAAAGCAGCAATACCTGTAAAATCATGGGTAGCAAGATTTGTAGCAGCTAATATTGTATCCCAAGATGTACCATCATATACATGTATAGTTGTACCATCAGTTATATATAAATATCCATTTGTAGTTTGTGCTAAATAATTATTACTATCACCAAAAGATAAACTTTCTACAGCTGTTTGATGTAGTAAATGTATATTATATGCTGTTTCATCATCTCCATGAAATACATCAATACCTTTACTATCCCAAAATCTATTTACATCGTCTGGTTTACCATCAGTTCTATGTGCAGTGTCTAAACCTTGACCTGAACTAAAATTATTTCTTGAGTATATACGACCTAAGTTAGATGTAAAATCTTCAGGATTTTGTTTTACATTTACATTTTGTCCTTGTTGTACATCAGATGATTGTATAGTCATTTCACGATTAGGACCTACAGCAGTACGTAAATATATATTATCTAAACGTATGTCATAACCAAATCGTTTAGGGTTACGAACATTAGATGTTGATGCAACTCTAGCCATTATGTTGGATACAATATACTATTTAACTGAACTGGTTCTGGGTATTTAGACCTTAAATTACTTCTAGCTTGTTGTATTAACAATTGTTGATATCTAAGTAAACTGCTACTAATTGTATTAGAACTACCTACAGGGTAATTTGTTGCTGCCATTTGTTCTGTAATATATCTTGCATCAACATTTTTAATATCTTTTCCAACTAACATTTGTGCAGCTACACCAGCCATAATTATTGGTTCGTATTCTGATTCTAAACCTATGCTAGATAATGTTGTGTCTTCATCAGTAGGTGCAATAAATTTCTTTTTAAATGTAACAAATACAGTATGTCCTGCTGATATATTTACAAATTGTACTGCATGCACAACGTCAGGACCTGATGTGTATGTTTTAGTTCTTTCTGTTTGTGTATCATCAGTCCAAGTAAAAGGATTAGGAAGGTCAATCATTTCTATAGCAACACCATTATATTTAAGTCCTGTTTGGTCTGAGCCTGATTGCCAATCTGTGTATTGTGATATAGCTTTTAATGGTGCAACAAAATAATTATAACTATCTCCATCACTACCATATGTACCGAGTAATTTATATCCTGTACTAGCAGTAAGTTCCAATGTTTCTGTTGCAAATAATGTAGGATAAAGATTTTTAATTTGGTCTGATACTGCGTCATAAACTGCTTGTCTTGTAAATGCAGGAGCTATTTTAATTATATCATTTGCGTCATGAGTAGTAGCAGTAGTACCTCTAACTCCACGTTCAACTGTTATTTCATTAGTAACTGCATTAAGAGATTTAGAAAACATTAACTCTCTATTAACTTCTATTAATGCACCAGCACCTAGTGCGTCTTCTTCTTCTGTAGAAAACATACCTTCTTCGTAGTTAATGGTGCTTTGTGTTGTAGTTGTTACGTCACCAGTTAAGTATGAATAAGATTCAACAGAATCCATTGGTTCAAGATATTCTCTAAATACCCTGTCTACTAGGTTGCCTATTGTGTCACTCACAATGACTCCTAACTTTGTTTAAATATAAGTTGTATTTCTCTATCAGCTGCTTCAGTACCGTCAGATGTTACTCTAACAGAGCCAGCAGTAGCAAAAGCCCAACCACTAGGGTCTACTCTTGTTACATTACCTGCTGATACTGTGTAAGTAACTTCAGTACCATCAGTTTCTACTACATCTACCCAAGTACTTCCATCAAAAGCAAAGTCAAAGGTTACATTAGAACCTGTCATTGCAGCAGGAAATACTATACCAGATAGTAATAAACCATCTGTTTGTACGCCTGTAGAGTTACTAGCATCTTCTGATACGTCTATTAAAACTTTTTTTGATAATTGCATATTGTCCTTACTATAGCAGAAGAAAAGGGCAGGAGGTGGATTCCCACCCTAATCTTCAAATTAAATTAAGCTACGTCTGTAATCTTAAGGTGATAGGAAGGAGGACCGAAGTCGTATCCCATCTCCATATAGATACCTTTAGCAACTTGAGCATTTGCATCTTGGTCAATATCTCTTA